ATGGTGATGGCAAGGCAGTTTGCGGGAAAATGTGGCGAGGTACCTCGATCATTGGTGGAGGCTGACCGCTGGGTTGCCGAAATCGCCGCGGTTGACCGCCGGCTGGCGGCACTTGAGGCGAAGTTGTCCCGCACGCTGGAGCGCGCTCAGGCTGTGGCTGCGGGGACGGCCGCTCCTTTGCAGGCTCGGCGGCGGACTCTCGAAGAAGGACTGGAAACTTACTGTGAGGCCGAACGGCCGGCTCTGACCCAGAACGGGCGCACCAAGACGGTGCATTTTCCCGCTGGCGACGCGGGCTGGAAGAAGACGCCGGACCGGGTGGTGGTGGACGGGGCGCTGGACGTGCTGGCCGCGCGGTTTGAAGCTTTGGGGCTTCAGCGCTTTCTGCGGGTCAGGAGCGAGCCGGACAAGGCGGCGATGCTGCGCGAGGCGGCGATTGCCGGAGCGGTTGAGGGGGTGCGCATCGTCAGTGGCGGCGAAAGCTTTTTCGTGCGGCCGTTGCTGCTGCGGGCCAAGGCGGGCTGACACAGGACGGGGAACCGGCATGGGCTGGCATTCCTATGCATGATGTCCTGATGAGGGGGATGGAATGGCGACTGCCGGTCGGGAACTCCGGAGCAGACCTCTGATGGAGGTGTTGCGGGACTATCAGGAGATGGCCAACCGCTTGCGCGGCGGCACCAGCGAGGACGAGCTGTCGGACGACGGCACGCTGGCGCAGTTCGAGGAGGTGCTGGCCCGCGCCGAGCCGGTCAACGCCGACGACGTGCTGGCCAAGGCCCTGTACATCGCCGAATGCGTGCGCGTCGACGGTGGCCTGGTGCCCAAGGAGACGGTGGACGGGCTGGTGCGGGGCCTGATCCGGGTTCTGGACCCGGCCCGCGGCAGCCCCCCGGCCAGGGCGGCGCCCACGCCGCCCTGATCCACCCCTGCCGGCGTCGTGCCGGATTGTGAACACAGCGCCGCTTCGCGACGGCTTGACAGCGCGCCCCATCGGTCCGGGGCGGCGATGGGGAGCCGTATGCCAGGGGGCATCGATGGGACGCGACATTCATGGCCAGGAACAAGCTGACCGACGAAACCAAGGCGTTCGTCGTCAAGGCGCTGGCGTGCTGGGATCCGCCGTCGGTGGTGGCCCGGGCGCTGCAGGAGGAATACGGGGTCGAACTGGCGCGCTCGTCGGTGGAAGCCTACGACCCCACCCGGCGGGCCGGACGCCGGCTGGCGGAGCGCTGGCGGCAGCTTTTCCAGGACACGCGCTCGGCGTTTCTGGAAGACGCCTCGGCCATTGGCGTCGCTCATCAGGTGGTGCGGCTGCGGGCCCTTGATCGCATGGCCCAGGAGGCCGAGGCGGCCGGCGATTTCGCCCTGGCGGCCCGGCTGCTGGCCCAGGCTGCCCGGGAATGGGGGGGGTGCTTCACCAACCGGCGGGGCACCCGGGCTGACGGCGATGATCGGGTGAATGTGAAAGGAATGAACGATGGCCAGCTCGACGCCCGGATCGATGAGCTTATGCGAAAGGCGGGAGTTGCTGGGCCTGTTGGAGGAAAAGGAGCGTCGCATGGCGGGGCGTAGGCTGTTGGGCTATTACCCGGAACAAGGACAACTGGCGCGCCACCGCTATCCCCGGCATATGGAATTCTTCCAGGCCGGAGCGGCGCATCGCGAACGTCTGGTGCTGGCGGCCAACCGTGTCGGCAAGACCGAAGGCATGGGCGGTTACGAAACCGCGCTCCACCTGACCGGACGCTATCCGGCGTGGTGGGAGGGGCGCCGGTTTGATCGCCCCGTCAAGGTCTGGGCGGCGGGCGACACCGGCAAGACGGTGCGCGAAATCATTCAGGAAAAGCTGCTGGGGCCGGTGGGGCGCTTTGGCACCGGGCTGATCCCGGCCGAGGATGTGGTGCGGACCACGCCCAAGTCGGGTGTGCCCGATGCGGTTGACACGGTCCAGGTGCGCCACCGGTCGGGTGGCGTGTCGACCCTGGCGCTCAAGTCCTATGACCAGAAGCGCATCAGCTTCCAGGGCACCGAACAGGACCTGATCTGGCTGGACGAGGAGCCGCCGCTGGACATCTACACCGAATGCCTGATGCGCACCATGACGACCGATGGGTTGGTGGTGCTGACCTTCACGCCGTTGATGGGCCTGACCGAGGTGGTGTTGCAGTTCCTGCCGGGCGGCAAGCTGCCGGAGGGCAAAGACGCGCCGGCCCGGGGGCGGCGCCACGTCACCACCGCCACCTGGGACGATGTTCCCCACCTGACGGCGGAGCAGAAGGTCGACCTGATGGCGGCCATCCCGCCGCACCAGCGCGACGCGCGCTCCAAAGGCGTGCCGCAGTTGGGGGCGGGCGCCATCTATCCGGTGCCCGAGAGCGAGATCGCCGTCGATCCCTTCGACATTCCGCCCCACTGGCCGCGGGTGTTCGCCATGGACGTGGGTTGGAACCGCACGGCGGCGGTGTGGGGCGCCTTGGACCGCGACACCGACACCCTGATTTTGTGGGCCGAGCACTACCGCGGCCAGGCCGAACCGCCGGTGCACGCGGCGGCCATCAAGGCGCGCGGACCCTGGATCCCCGGGGTGGTCGATCCGGCGGCGCGCGGCCGGGGGCAGCGTGACGGACAGAAGTTGCTGGACGCCTATCGCGACCTGGGCCTGGACCTGACGCTGGCCGACAACGGGGTGGAAAGCGGGCTTTACGCCGTGTGGACCCGGCTGTCGACGGGGCGGCTCAAGGTGTTCCGCACCTTGCAGAACTGGCTGTCGGAATACCGGCTGTACCGGCGCGACGACACCGGCCGGGTGGTCAAGGAAGCCGACCACCTGATGGACTGCACCCGCTACCTCGTGGCCTCGGGCGTCGATCGCGCCATCGTGGCGCCAGCGCCGCGGCGTGGCGCACCCAAGGTCGATACCGCGTGGATTGTGTAGGGAGGATTGACCATGGCCATACCAATGGACCGGGACCCGATGGACCGGGACCCGATGGACCGGGACCGTTTGAAGGCCGTGGTGTCGGCGGAAATCCGCGCGGCCATCGGTGGGGTGACCGGCGGCGACGGCACGCGGGAGCGGGAGCAGGCGCTGGACTATTATCTCGGCAAACCCTATGGCGACGAGCGCCCGGGGCGCAGCCAGGTGGTGAGCCGCGAGGTGGCCGACACCATCGAATGGATCATGCCGTCGTTGCTGCGGATTTTCACCGCCGGCGACGAGGTGGTGCGCTTCGAGCCCCACGGGCCGGATGATGTGGCGGCGGCTGAACAGGCCACCGACTATGTCAACTGGATCTTCAACCACGACAACCCCGGCTTCCTCACCCTCTATACGTGGTTCAAGGACGCGCTGTTGCAGCGCATCGGCGTGGTCAAGGTGGCGTGGGAAGTGGGGGCCGAGGTCGAGACCGAGAGCTACCAGGGCCTGACCGAAGAGGAGATGGTGCTGCTGCTGGCCGATAAGGACGAGTTGGAGGTGGCCGGCCATGCCGCCGCTCCCGGTCCCGACGGCGCTTTGCGTCACGATCTGGTGGTGCGCCGGCGCCGCAGCTACGGCCGGGTGGTGATGCGGCCGGTGCCGCCGGAGGAGTTCCTGGTGTCCCGGCGCGCCCGTGCCATGGACGACGAGGTGCCCTTCGCCGGCCATCGCGTGCGCCGCACCCAGTCGGAGCTGATCGCCGCCGGCTATCCGCCCGAGGTGATCGACGGGCTGCCCGATGCCGGCGGTGGCGATTCACCGGAGGAGCTGACGCGGTACGGCAACCGGATGCCGCCGGGGTCCGAGCCCGTAAGCGACCGTTCGATGCGGTTGATCGAGGTGGTCGAGTGCTACCTGAGGGTCGATGCCGACGGTGACGGAGTTGCGGAATTGCGCAAGATCACCATGGGCGGAGGCGCCGAAGGCGAAATCCTCGACGACGAGCCGGTGGACGCCGTGCCGTTCGCGGTGCTGTCGCCCATCTTGATGCCCCACAAGCTGGAAGGCTTGTCGGTGGCCGATCTGGTGATGGACCTTCAGCGCATCAAGTCGACGCTGATGCGCCAGATGCTCGACGGGCTGTACATGGTGACCAACCCGCCCACCGAAGTGGTGGAGCGCAACGTCATCAGCATGGACGAGGTGCTGCACCGGCGCATCGGCGGGGTGATCCGTGTCAAGGAACCGGGAGCCGTGCGCGACCTCACCACCGAATGGGTGGGCGCCCAGGCGTTCCCCATGCTGGAATACCTGGACCGTCAGGCCGAGGGGCGCACCGGTGTGTCCCGGGCCATGCAGGGCCTGGATGTCGACACCCTGACCAAGGGGGCGATGGCCACGGCGACGGGCGCCTCTCAGGTGGCCAACGCGGCCCAGGCGCGCGTCGAGCTGATCGCCCGGGTGTTCGCCGAAACCGGGGTGCGGCGTCTGTTCCGGCTGATCTTGCGGCTGGTGACCAAGTACCAGCAGAAGGAACGCATCGTCCGCCTGCGCAATCAATGGGTTCCCATGGACCCGCGCGGCTGGCGGACCGGCCGCGACACCACCATCGCCGTGGGGCTTGGCACCGGCAACCGGATGGAGCAGCTCCAGTTCCTGCGGGAGATCATGGCGGCCCAGCGCGAGCTGATGCAGGCCGGCGGGCTGGGGATGGTGGGCGCCAAGCAGCTTTACAACACCTTGTCCAAGCTGGCCATGCTGAGCGGGCTGGGAACCTCGGACCCTTACTTCATGGATCCGGCCGCCGCTCCCCCCGCTCCGGCGGAGGGTGGCGACCGGCCACCGCCCCAGGCATCGCCCGAAGCACGGCTGATGGCCGAGGTGGAGCAGGCGAAAACCGCCCAGCGCCAGACCGAGGCCCAGGCCAAGCTGGCGCTGGAACGGGAACTCGCCCAGGCCCGGCTGGCCAGCGACGAGCGGATACGGATGGCCGAGCTGCGCTTGAAATACGGGGAACTTCAGATCAAGGCGGCCCACGACAAGGCCATCCACGACAAGGCCATCCACGACAAGGCCATCCAGGACGTGGGCATGACGCGGTAGGGCCTCCGGCGCCGGGCCTTTCCCGGACCGGGTCTTTCTCGGAGACCACAGATGACGACAACGGACGAATTGCCCCTCCGCCATGCGGTGGAGCGGGGACGGCGGGCGCGCGCCCTGCTGGACGACCCCTTGCTGACGGAAGCCTTCGACGGCCTGGCCCAGGCGTTGATGGCCACGTGGGCGCAAACCGAACCCGGGGATGGCGCCGCCCGGGAAATGATCTGGGTTAACATCACGGTGCTCAACAAACTGAAGGAGCAATTAACTTCATTCATCAATACGGGGCGACTGTGCGATGCCCAGTTGAAAGAGTTAAAGTCCGCAGCGGTAACGGCCGGCAACATGGCCCGCTAAAGACCAAGCCTGTTTTGTTGCCCATTCCATCATCAGACATCTTCGAACAACAGACGTGGAGAACGACCGTGGGAAAATTGTGCGCGAAATCCGGCTGTGGTGACGGAAAGGACGAAGACCTCGATCCCGTCGCCATGATGGTCCGGCTGCTTCAGCGGGAGCGCGATGGGAACCGGCCGGCGACGGCCGGCGACGAAGACGAGGCGGCCGCCACCGAAGACGAAGGCGACGGTGGCGAGGATGAGGAGACCGAGGGCGAAGACGGGGGAGAGGGCGAGGACGGGGGCGGGGCGGTGCCGCCGAAGCCGCGCATGGTGACCGTCACCGTGGACGGCCGCGACGTGCCGGTCAGCGAGGCCGATCTGGTTGCCGCCTGGCAACAGCAAAACGCCCAGGGCAACCGGCCTGGCTCCCAGGTGGACCCCGAGGCGGTGGCCGACGAGCGCTACAAGGGCTTTCTCGCCGCGTTCGCCAACGGCATCCCCCAGATCATGGGGCCGGAACCCGACTGGGCGCGGGAATTCGCCGCCGATCCCCAGGGAACGGCCGGGCGGTTCAAAAGCCACAACCAGATCAAGGACCTCATGGCCATGGCCGTGGGGGAGCACCAGCGGATGGAGCGTGCCACCAGCGAACGGCAGCACCAGGCCCACCAGAAGAAGAGCCAGGCCGAGGCGGCCCGCCTGGTGGAGATCGTGCCCGAATGGAAAGACAAGGCCGTCGCCCGGCGTGAATTGGCCGCGATCCGCGACCACTCGGTCAAACACGGCTTTCACCATGGCGCTGTCGATGACATCGGCGACGCCCGGGTCATGGCCCTGGCCCGCAAGGCCATGCTCTACGACCAGATGATGGCCAAGAAGCCGGAGATCGACAAACGCCTGGCCGAAGCGCCGCGCGTGCTCAAGCCCGGGGCCAAGTCCACCGCCGGATCCCTGGCGGAGCGGCGTAAGGCCGCGATGGAAAAACTCACCCGCACCGGCTCCGTCGAGGATGCCGCCACCCTCCTCCTTTTGGGATGATCGACAGATGACTGTACCCACCAATACCCAGCAGAGCTATTCCCTGGCCACGATGGCCGAAGACCTGTCGAACATTGTCGACAAGGTCGGCGCCACCGAGACGCCGTTTTTTCAGGCCGTCGCCAAGGGCGAGGCGTCCAACACCTATCATGAGTGGGCGGAGGTCGATCTGGCCCCGGCCACCGACACCAACGCCGTGGTGGAAGGCGATGACCCCGGCACCGATGTGGCCACCACCGGCGTGCGGCTGGGCAACTACACCCAGCTTTCCGACAAGGTGGTGCAGGTGTCCAGCACGGCGGAATCCGTCGATGGCGCCGGCGACGCCCAGACCCTGGCCCAGCAGGTGATCCTTAAGGCGCAGGAACTGCGGCGCGACCTGGAAAAGCAGATCCTGTCCAATAAGGCCGCCAGCCCGGGCGATTCCGCCACGGCGCGGGTGTCGGCCAGCATGATTTCCTTCCTGCGCACCAATGTCTCGCGGGGCGCCACGGGCACCAGTCCGACCCTGTCGGGCATCACCACCGGCTATCCCAACGCAGCGCCCCACGATGGTACCCAGCGTGCCCTGACCGAGGCGCTGTTCAAGGACGTGCTCCAGCTGGTGTGGGAGAACGGCGGCAATCCGACCACCGCCTTTGTTGGCGCTTACAACAAGCGCGTGGCCTCGACCTTTACCGGCAACGCCACCCGCTACCGTGACGCCGACGACAAAAAGGTGGTGGCGGCCGTCGATGTCTATGTGTCGGACTTTGGCGAGATCCGGCTGGCCGCCAGCCGTAACATCCGTCCGCGCGACATCATCATCATCGACCCGGCCATGGTCTCCATCGATTTCCTGCAGAAGATGAAGCAGGAAACCCTGGCCAAGACCGGTCATTCGGAGCGTCGGATGATCTCGGCCGAATACACGCTCAAGGTCCGTAATGAGCGGGCGCACGGGCACGTCGCCGATCTGACCACGTCGGGCTGATGGTCTTCACGTGAACCTGGCGCGGGCGCGTCACCGGCGCGCCCGCGCCTTTCCCCAGCTTTCATTCCCGACTTTCTCATGAGGAGTGCGACATGGCTCGCAACAGTGAAACCAGCCGTCAGGCTGCTGCAGCGGCTCCCGCCCCGGCTCCGGCCCCGGCATCGGACACGGTGCGGGTGGCGTGCACGTCGGACCGCCATCCCTGGACCCACGAACGGCCCTTGCGCTTTGGCGAGGTGGCCGAGGTGCCGGCCGGGGTGGCGGCGTCCCTGATCGAGGCGGGCCTGGCCCGCATAGCGCCATGAGCGGGGTTTCCACCGCCATCGCCGTCGACCGGTCCGAGCCCCGGGTGATCGTCACCCGGACCCAGGACTGCACGCCGATCCTGGAGCGCAACAAGGCGCTGGCCAACGACGGCGACGGCTACAGCCCGAGCCGGGAGTTCCGGCGCGTGGCCTCGGTCCCCAACGTGGTGGTCGAGCAGTGGCTGAACGAGGGCATCAACATCTTCGACCCCGACCACTGGCCGGAGATCCGCCGGCGCCTCAACGACCCCGACAACCGCTTCCTGCGCACCGCGCCGGGGCGGGTCTGACCCCGGAGACCGGCCATGGCCATCGGCACCTTTGCTGAACTTCAAGCCGCGGCGGCGTCCTGGCTCAACCGCCAGGACCTGACGGGCGTTATTCCCGACTTCATCGCCCTGGCCGAGGCGCGGATCAACCGCGATCTGCGCACGGCGCAGATGGAGGTTTCCACCACCCTGACCACCGCGGCGGGGACGGCAACGGTGGCGCTGCCGGCCGATTTCCTGGAAGGCCGGGGCCTGGTGCTGTCGGACAACGGCGTGGCCACCCTCGACTACAAAACGCCGGCGGCCCTGCACGCGGCGTGGCCCAACAATACCACGGGGGTGCCCCAGGACCACACCATCACCGGCTCCAACATCGAACTCGGGCCGACGCCCGACGGCGCCTATGACCTGATCCTGACCTACTACCAGCGCATTCCGCCGCTGTCGGCCAGCACTCCCACCAACTGGCTGCTGACCTCGTCACCCGACGCCTACCTGTACGCGACCCTGCTGGAGTCCGCCCCCTTCCTGATGGACGACGGCCGGGTCCAGGTGTGGGGCGGGCTGTACGACACGGCCATTGGCCGCATTCAGACGGCCGACGGGCGGGCGCGCTGGGGCTCCGGCCCCCTGACCATCACCGTGGAGAGATGACATGCCCACCATCGACACCACCGCGCCGGACTGGGCGCAGCGCTTCGCCGACGATGTCGACACCGAGCTGACCAGCCTGCGCATGCAGATCCGCAACGCCCCGGCCCGGTTGCCGCCTTTCGCGGTGAACGAGCTGCCCCGGGCTGCCGATTACCCGCGCTGCCTCGTCTATGTCAGCGACGACGCCGGCGGCCCGGTTCCCGCCTTCAGCGACGGCATTAACTGGCGCCGTGTCACCGACCGCGCCGCGGTGAGCTGACATGACCAGCAGTCCGACCACCCGCATTCGCCTGGAACGCCAGGGCACCGGCGAAAACCTCAACACCTGGGGCGAGCGGCTGAACGCCGCTCTCGATCTGCTGGACGAGGCCATCGGCGGTGTCGAGCTGGTGACCGTGGCGGCGGCCGACGTGGTGCTGTCATCGACCAACTACGCCAGCGACCAGGCCCGCAATCTGGTGCTGGTGCTGTCGGGGGTGCTGACGGCCAACCGCACGGTGACCGTGCCTCAGGTCGAAAAGGCCTGGCTGGTGGTCAACGCCTGCACCATGGGCGCCTTCACCTTGACCATCAAGACGGCCGGCGGCACGGGCTATGCCCTGCGCTCCGGACCGCAGTGGGTGTATTGCGACGCCACCACCGTGGCGCGCGGCGAACCGACCCTCGATCAGGTCCCGGCCCCTGGTGCTGCGGTGGACCTGAACGGGAAGAAGATCACCAGCCTTGCCGACCCCACGGCGGCCCAGGACGCGGTGACCAAGGCCTATGCCGACGTTCAGGCGGTTCTGGCCCAGCAATGGGCCTCCCAGACCACGGCGGCGGTGTCGGGCGGCGAGTGGTCGGCCAAGGCCCACGCCATCGGCGGCACCGGCGGCCCGGCCGGGGGCGCGTCCAAGGATTGGGCGACCAAGACCGGAAGTGCGGTCGATGCGACCGAGTATTCGGCCAAGGAATACGCTCAGGGCGCCACCGTAGCGACGGGCAGCGCCAAAAGCTGGGCGACCAAGACCGGCGGCACGGTCGATGGCGCGGAATACAGCGCCAAGAAATACGCGCAGGACGCGGCGACCCAGGCCACCACCGCCACCACTCAGGCCACCAACGCGGCGACCAGCGCCACGGCGGCGGCGGCCCAGGCGACGGCGGCCACCACCCAGGCGACGGCCGCGGCGACCAGCGCGACAGCGGCGGCGGCCAGTGCCACGGCGGCCAGCGCCGCGATTGGCGGTGTCAAGGTGACGGGCGCGGACACCAACGCGGCTCCGTTGAGCACCAAGGTCAGCCCCGGCACCGGTCTGACCAAAACCGTAACCAACCCCGGCGGCAACGAAGGGCTGACGCTGGCGGTGGATGTTGGCACCACCGCCAGCAAGATCGTGCAGCTTACGGCTGCGGCAAAGCTTCCGGCCGTGGATGGTTCGCTGCTGACGAACCTGCCAGCATCCAGCTTCCTGGCGGCAGGGAAGAGGGCCGTGACGGGAGCGGACACCATCGTGTCCACGGATCTGGGAAAACTTCTTGAGTGTTCCGGCACATTCATCCTGTCTGCAACGGCGGCGGCAACCTTAGGCGCTGGGTTTTACTGCGCCATTCGGAACTCCAGCACGGGTATAATTACGGTTGATCCTCCGGAGTTGGTCAATTCCGCTAACAAGATCGCGCTCATGCCGCGCGACTCCCTGTTTCTCTATACTGACGGCTCCGTCTGGTACACGGTCGGCTCGCCCGTCCAGGCATGGAGCGCGACCGCGCTCGACCCGGCCAACAAAGGGTCCGCAATCACGTTGACCAACAACAACCTGACGATGACAACATCGTCCGTACAGTCCGTCCGCGCTACAAATTTCGTCACATCTGGTAAGTATTACTGCGAAGTCACGTTGCAAACGTCAAATCGCCAACAAATAGGCGTTGTGACATCGGCTGCGGCTATGTCCAGCTATATTGGCCAAGGCAGCTATGGCTGGGACTGGGGCGCCTACGATGCTGGCAGGTACCACAATGGGTCCAGCGCCGGCGCATATGGAACGGCCGGAACCGTTGGTGACATCATTGGCTTGATGCTCGACATGGACAATGGGTACGTGTTCTTGAGCAAAAACGGCATTATGATGGGGGGCGGCAACCCCAATACATTGGCAAGTCCTGCGCATTCAGGACTTAACGGATTGACGCTGGCCTTTGCCGTGGGGGCTGGATCTGCGACATCGACGGCTGCAACCGTGGCCTTTTCTCCATCTCAGTGGGGGTATTCCCCGCCGGCCGGCTATGGAGCGTTCCCATGATTAAAATCTGCCCGCAGTATGACGGCCGGTCTCACACCGAGACCGGTGATTTTGTGGTTCGCCCCGACGGCCAGGGCGGCGAATATCTGGAGCAGGTCGTACGCCTGAAGACCGGGGATGAGCTTCTGGCGGACCTGCGCGCCGAGCGCAACACCCGGCTCGCCGCCAGCGACCCCATCGCCTTGGCCGACCGCTGGGCGTCCTTGTCTGATGCCGACCGTGACGCATGGGCGGCGTATCGCCAGGATCTGAGAGACATACCCGGGAGCTATGCCGACGACCCGCTGGCGGTGGTATGGCCTGTGCGTCCGGGTCAAGCGCCGGCCGGGGGCGTCTGATGCCGCTGACCAAAATCCCCTTCCAGCCCGGCGTCGTCAAAGACGACACGCCGCTGTCGGCCGAGGGCGCCTGGATCGACGCCGACAAGGTGCGCTTTGTGCGCGGCCGGGCTCAGGTGATCGGGGGTTGGGAATACCTGACCACCCGGAGCTTCGACGGGCTGTGCCGCAACCTGCACCCGTGGGCCGACAACGCCGGGGCGTGGATGGTGGCCATCGGCACCCACACCAGGCTGTACGCCTATTGCGGCGGCGGGCTGCACGACATCACCCCTGTGGGGCTGGGTGCTGGCAATCAGCACGGCACGGGCGGGGCCGGTTATGGCACCGGGGCGTGGAGCGTCGGGCGCTATGGCGAGCCTTCGATGGCCACCCACTTTCCCCGCACCTGGACCCTGGACCATTGGGGCCAGAACCTCGTGGCCTGTCCCCGGGGCGGGGCGCTGTATGAATGGAACCTCGCCACCAGCGGCGTACTTGCGCCTGGACGCATGTTCGCGTCGGCCGGCACCGATGTGGTCACCCTGGCCAGCGGTGGCAACACCCTGACCTTGTCCCTGGTGGAAACCGTCATCGGCGGGGCGGGCACCGATGTGGTCACCCTGGGTTCGGCCGGCGGTACGGTGCTGGTGCGGGGTATCGAGCGGCTGACCGGCGGGGCTGGCACCGACACGGTGCTGCTGGGCACCACCGGCAGCACCATGGCCGTGTCGCTGATCGAGACCCTGACCGGCGGGGCCGGCACCGACGTGGTGACGGTATCGACCACGGGCACCACCCTGGCGGTGTCTCTGATCGAGACGGTGATCGCCGGATCGACAACGCTCAGCCCGTCGACCTTGGGGGCGACGATTGTGGTGGCCGGCGTCGATACCATCACCCTTGGCACCGCGGGCAGCACCACCACGGTGTCGCTGATGGCCAGCATCGTCGGCGGAGCCGGCATCGACGTGGTGACCTTGGGCAGTGGCGGCAACACGGTGGTGGTGTCGGCGCTGGACACCATCATCGGCGGCGCCGGCACCGACGTGGTGCTGATCGCCACCACCGGCGCCACCATGCTGGTGTCCCTCATCGAAAGCCTGACGGGCGGGGCGGGGACCGACATCATCACCCTTGGCACCGCGGGCAGCACCATGACGGTGTCGCTGCTGGAACGCCTGACCGGCGGTGTGGGCACCGACATCGTCACCATCGGGTCCGCCGGCATGACGGCCATGGTGGCCGGTGTGGAGACCCTGACCGGCATGGCCACGGCCGATGTGGTGTACCCGGCCGACGCGACCCGGGCTCAGGTGATCGTCGGGGCGCCGGCCTGCGCGGCGGGGATCTTCGTCACCCCCGAACGCCATCTGGTGGCCTATGGCGCCCACGATGGCGCGGCTGTCGACCCCATGCTGGTGAAGTGGTCCGATCAGGAGAACAACACCGCCTGGACGGCGACGGCGCTGAATCAGGCGGGAGACTTCCGGCTGTCGGCCGGCTCGCGCATTGTGCGGGGTCTGGCGTCGCGCGGGCAGAACCTGTTGTGGACCGACGCGGCGCTCTACGCCATGCGCTATCTGGCCGATCCCCAGATGGTGTTCTCCTTCCAGCTTCTGGGCACGGGCTGTGGCCTGATCGGCCCGAACGCGGTGGTGGAGAAAGACGGCGCGGCCTATTGGCTGTCGTCGGGCGGGCAGTTCTATGCCTTTCGCGGCGGGGCTCCGGCGGCGCTGGATTGCCCGGTGCGGGCGTATGTGCTGGACAATTTGTCGACGGTCCAGGCGGACAAGATCGTGGCCGGCACCAACGCGGCGTTCGGCGAGGTGTGGTGGTTTTACCCCGACGCCCGGGACGGGCTGGAGTGCTCGCGTTATGTGACGTTCAACACGGTGGACGGCACCTGGACGGTGGGGACCTTCGACCGCTCGGCCTGGGCCGACGCCGGGGTGCTGCCGTTCCCGGTGGCCACCGACAGCGGCGGGCACATCTACTACCACGAACGCCTGAACACGGCCAACGGCGGGGCTCTGGACTGGAGCCTGGAGTCCGCCCCCTTCGACCTGGGGGACGGCGACACGCTGATGTATGTGTCGGCGGTGGTGCCCGATCTTCAGCACCTTGACGGGGCCTGCGCCCTGACCTTGCGCTCGCGCCTGTACCCCCAAGGGGCGGAGACGGCGTCGGCGGTGGGCACCATCACGGCGGGGACCACGCGCATGGACGCGCGGGTGACGGCGCGGCAGGTGGCCCTGGCCTTCGCCGGCACCGGGGCGCCGGCCTTCGCGCGCCTGGGCGACATCCGGTTGGACATGCATGGAACGGGGGCGCGGCGATGAGCATCGCAAGCAAAACGAACACGATGGCGACACCGGAACTGGATCGCCTGAAGGCCAACTACACAACGACGCTCGCCGGGTTTCTGGCCGGCGACGTTCCCGCTATGACCTTCGTGCGCAGGATCTTCAGCGTCCTGCACGTATGGGATGACCTCATCGACCGCGACAAGACCGTGACGGACGGCGAGATCATGACCGCGTTCATGATCGCTCTCATCGAATTGCCCAATGACGCGTTCTACCAGAAACATTTCTCTGTTCTTCAGCCGATCCTGATCAACTCCATCAATAACTGGCATGCCGCCAATCTCATGGAGAGGACCGGGGGGGAGAAAGATAAGTCCATCGCGTTCATTCTGCGTGGAACATACATCGATCTGCTGAGTATGTCCGCGTTTCTTGTTGGCGGCAGCGATCTGTCTTTCCGCATGACTCTTTATATTCGCCGTTGGGCGCACGAGGAAGATTTCCCCGTGTACCTGGCGAATTTGAGCAAAGAGATAGAGGCCAGGACCCACCTGGAGACCGTACACATGGAGAACGGCAATGTGTGATAATGGCGGAGAATCCAAACAAACAGTGCAATCAACCGAGATCCCTCAATTTATGACGGATCAGTTCAAGGAGAATACCGCGATCACCAATGCGATCGCCAGCCAACCCTACCAGGAATACGAAGGCAGCCGGGTGGCTGACCTGAACGATGACCAGCAGGCCGGCTTGAACATCCTGCGCAACAGCACCAACACCTGGCGGCAAGACTACGAAGGGGCACAGCGCGGCGCCGGAGCCGCGCTGGACTACACGCCCGACCTGATCCAGGCGCCAAACCTGGAAATCGCCCCCCACGCGACGGCGGCGGCCATCGGAACGGCGTCCGCGGTGAAGGTGGCCGATGCGGGGACCGCGCCAGCGGCCACGGCCGCCACGGGCACGCTGGCGCCCGCGGTGACGGCGTCCACGGCCACATTGTCTCGGACGGACCGTGCCGACATTGGCACCATGTCGGCGGAAAAGGTGGCCCGCGGCGACGTGCGCTTGCTGTCGGCCGGTCAACTCAACGGTACGGATCTCAGCGACTACACGAACCCGTATGACACGAAGGTGGTGGATGCGGCAACCACCGATCTGCGGCGGGAAAACGATGCGGCGGACAACGCCTTGAGGGCGCGTTTCGCCGCGGCGGGGGCCTTTGGCGGCAGCCGTCAGGCGGTGGCGCAGGCGGAAAATCAGCGCAATTTCACCGATGCCGAAGCCCGCATGGTGGCGGGCCTGCATCAGCAGGGCTATCAGCAGGCCCAGGCCGCGGCGACGGCCGATATCGACAGGACGATGGCCGCCGACCAGGCCAATCTGGCCGTCGATCAGGCGTTGGCGCTGGCCAACCAGCAAACCGCCCAGCAGACGCGGGCGACCAATTTCGCCGCCGACCGTGATGTCGCGTTCCGGAACCAGGACGCCGCCAACCAGAGCGCCCAATTTAACGCGGGCCTTTCGCAGCAGGCCAATCTGGCCAATGCGCAGGCCGACAACGAGATGTCCCGCTATAACGCCGGACTGAAACAACAGGCGGAACTGGCAAACAAGCAGGCTGACGGCGACTTTAAAAAGTTCAACGCCGGACTGAAGCAACAAGCAGCCGTGGCCGACGCGCAAGCAAACAATGATATAGCGCGTACCAACGCCGGCTTTAATCAGCAGATCGCCTTGGCGAACCAGACGGCCGACGCCAATATCCAACAGCTCAACCTTCAGCAGCGCCAGCAGGCGGCGCTGGCCAATCAGCAGGCCATTGAACGAACCGCTACGATCGACCTGGACGCGTCGCGCATGCTGAGCACGCTGAGCGCCCAGAATCAGGGGCAAACGGCCAAGGATGCTAACAATCTGCTGACCGGCGGAGGCCTGGCACAGCAGCAAGACCAGAAGGGACTCGATGACGCCTACAAGGAATTCTTGCGCCGCCAGCAATATCCCATCGAGATGCTGAAGCTTCGCGAAGACGTGCTCCGGGGCGTGCCCTACGGCACGACCTCGACACAAACGACCACCAGCGCCGCATCCGACAGCCTCGATTCGCTGTTCGGCGGTGGCGGCGGCGGTTCGCTCAGCAAGGCATTGGGGGTCGGTTCTTCCGTGGTTGACGGGCTGACCAGCATTCTCAGTCTGATTTGATGAAAACGCGGGGCCTCGCGGCGGGAAACCCCGGCGCGTTCCGCAGCGATGCACTCACCTTGAATTCCGGAGGTCCCATGCCCGTTGTTCCAATGCCGCCGCCCCAGGGCGCGCCGTCTTCCGCCAGCCTTGCCCGGACACTGGGTTTAAGCGATCAGGCGCGCGCCCAGCCCCCCCGCCAGCCCGGTGCCGATCCCGCAACGGTTGCGGCCAAACGGCAGGCGTTCATCAACCGCGAGTTAGAAACCATGATCGGACGGTTGCCCGAGCCCCTGCGGCCTTTGGCCCGGGCCATGCCGGCGAAGATCTTCGCCGGCTGGGTCCAGAGCATTCTGCCATCGGCCGGTGGCGACGGCCGGCGCTGACGCGAGCGCGACCGGGAGTTCGCTTCCGCGACACCCGAGCCCGCGACACCCGAGCCCGCGACACCCGAGCCCGCAACACCCGAGGACGACATGAGTGAAATGGATCAGCAAATGGGCGCTCTCAGCGCCCATGTCGAGGAACTGCGCCAGGACGTAACCGAACTGAAGGAGACTTTGAAAGAAATCATCGAAGCGTTCCACCGCTGGCGCGGCATCGCCACCACGCTTCTGGTGCTGGGCGGCATCGCCGGCTGGTTGATCGACCACCTCGCCGGGATTGCCCCCCGATGAACGGCCCCGAGACCCTGTCGGAGCGCGAGGTGATCGCCCGCACCTTGTGGGCCGAAGCCCGCGGCGAGGCCGACGACCGGGCCACCCCCGGGCATGATGGCATGACGGCGGTGGCCTGTGTCATCGCCAACCGTATGCGCAAGCCCCGCTGGTGGGGCGGTCCCGGGGCGCGTTCGGTGTGCCTGAAGCCCTGGCAATTTTCATGCTGGAACCCCGGCGATCCCAACCGGGCCAAGCTGCTGGCGGTGAGCGAACGCGACCCGTTGCTGGCCGAAGCGCTGCGGATCGCTGACGGGCTGCTGTCTGGAACTCTGGCCGACGTCACCCAAGGCGCCGACCACTACTGCACACGCGCCGTGGCCGCGGCCACCGCGTGGACCCGGGGGCGCAAGCCCACCGTCACCATTGGCAACCACCTGTTCTTTCAACTGGAGACTTGA